AATTGTGTATGTCTGAGATCCTGGATTTGGTGCATCTGGTGTGCTATCTGCGGGATCATAAGAAGTTGCTCCAGCAGAAATTCCAGTAAAGTTTCCACCATCAGATGAAGTAATAGTATATGAAGTTATTGCGCTTCCACCATTAGCTGGAGTGGTCCAGCTAACACGATTAAGGTTTGCAGAAACTGTAGTTGCGCTCACTGACTGTGGTGTTTGTGGCACTGTGGTAATAGCAATTGCAGAAGAAGGATCAGAAGCTTGTGATGTTCCAGCTGCGTTTGTTGCTGTTACTGTAAAAGTTACAGATGCATTAGCAGTAATACCAGACACAGTAACTGGAGAAGAAGCTCCAGTTCCAGTTTGACCTGTGCTTGCTGTTACTGTAAAGGATGTTGCAGCAGGGGATAGCGCAGGTAAAGAGAAGGAAACTGTTGCTTGACCATTACCATAAGCACGACCTGTTCCTGTATTAGTTGCAGATACGCCTGTAGGCTTTAGTGGCTCCAAGAAATCGTTTGATGCCTGGGAGTGTCTTCCTGCTTTTTTACCTGATGCCATTTTATATCCCCTTAATAGTTTCTTATGCTGTCAAGTCGCCGTAAACAACCCATGTATTTGTAGCTCTCTTGAAAAGAGTTGCAGATGACCACTGAGTTCTTAGCTTTAATCCTGGTGTTGCGTTTACTGTTACTCCAGTATCTCCTGCAATTGTTACCTGACCTGTTGAGGTCTGAAGGATATCAATAGATGTTCCAATTGGATAAGCAACTGCTGAGTTAGTAGGAATTGTAATTGTTGTTCCTGATGCTGATGCTACTTCAATTAAAGAATCTCTTTCCGTAGTTGCTGTAAGGGTATAAGATGCTGTCTTCTGGATAATAGGTGTCCGTGAAGGAACGCCTTCTTTTGTCTGAGTTCCATCTGTAAATGCTACACCTGAAGCAGAAGCAGTAATTAGTGCTGTTGCTGTAATTGCTGGTGCTGTTACTGTACCAGTAAATGTTGGTGAGGCAAGTGGAGCCTTTAGAGCAATTGCAGTTGTAAGTGTTGAAGATAAGTTTGCGTCATTTCCAAGTGCTGTTGCAATTTCTCCAAGTGTGTCAAGAGTTGATGTTGCACTATTTACAAGTGCTGCAACTTCTCCACGCACATAAGCAGTTGTTGCTATTTGTGTTGTATTTGTTGCTGCTGCTGCTGTAGGCGCTGTAGGAACACCAGTAAGATCTGGTGAAGCAAGAGGAGCCTTAAGGCCAAGATCTGTTGAAAGACCTGAAATTTTAGACTGAGCAATTGCTGCAGCAGAGTTAATATCTGCATCTACAATTGTGTCATTTGCAATCTTTGCTGAAGTTACTGCTGAATCTGCAATATTTGTTGTTGCAACTTCGCCTGTTCCAATTTTACCTGAAGTAACAGCTGCTGCTGCAATCTTTGCTGTTGCTACTGCTCCATCTGCAAGCTTAGCTTCTGTAACTGATAGAGCAGTTAGTTCAGCAGTATTTACTGAATTATCGGCCATCATTGTATTGGTAATTGTGTTTGCAGGAAGTGTTACTACTCCTGTAAAAGTTGGATCTGCAAGTGGAGCCTTTAGGCCAAGTGCTGTATCAAGACCAGAGATCTTTGATGTTGCAATTGCAGCGGAAGCATTAATGTCAGCATCAACAATTGTTCCATTAGCTATCATTGTACTTGTGACTGTCCCAGTATCTGTTGTTGCTACAAGGTTTGCTGTATTTGAAATTCCATGAACCGATGTTGTATCGGAACTGTGTGTTCCAATTTCGTCACCAACATAAGTCTTTGTTGCTACAGTTGAAGAAATATCAAGTGTTATTGTATTTGCAGTATCGTCGTAGACTTTTGAAAGGCCTGCTCCTGGGCTAATAGCGCCAGCAACTGCATCCATAGCAACTTCACCAATGTATGCTGTATCAACTGTAATTTTCTTGGTTGTATTATTCCAACCAAGACCATCAGTAGATGTTGCTGCTGCTGCAACAAACTCTTGTAATGCAACTGTGCCAGTTGCATCTGGAAGAACGATTGTACGATCAGCTGTAGGATCTGTTACTGATAAAGTAGTTTCAAAACCATCTGCTGTAGCGCCTTCAAAAGTAAAAGCATTTCCAATATTAACTTCTGTTGAGTTTACTGTTGTAGTAGTTCCATTAACTGTTAGGTTACCAGAAAGTGTTAGGTTAACGCCTGTTGCAGTTCCTGTAAATGCTGGTGCTGCAAGTGGAGCCTTAGCATCCATTTGAGTCTGAATAGCTGATGTTACTCCATCAAGGTATCCAATTTCAGTATCTGTAACATTTGCTACACGAGCCTGCATTGTTGCTGTATTTACTGCTAAAGTTAATGTATTTGCTGCATCGTCATAAGTCTTTGTTATGCCTGTACCCGCAGTTATTGCTGAATCAATTGCATCTTGTGAAAGCTCTGCAATGTCAGATGTAAGGGCTACTGTACCTGATGCATTTGGAAGAGTGATTGTACGATCTGCTGTAGGATCTGTTACCTGAAGTACTGTCTCATATGAGTCTGCTGTTGCACCCTCAAAAGTAAGGCTTGTTGTAAAAGCTAGTGTTCTATCTGCATCAGAGAAGTAAGAAAGGTTTGCCCAGTGATTTGTGCCATCACCAATCTTAAACTTGTTTGTGTCAGTCTCGTATCCAATTTCACCCGCATTGAGGATTGGGCCGTTGCCAGAATTTGTTGAAATCCATTGCGCTGCAGTTCCTCTGCGCTGTTGCATTCTTGTTGCCATTTATTACTCCTCTTTCGTGGTGTCTTGTAGTATTATATCAGATTATTAGTTAAAATTATCTGTTGGAGTTCCGCCATCAAATGTTTCATTCCAGGTTGATGTATAATAAAATCCACCTTCTGCCTGAGATGAAAATATTGAATCATAAAACCCTGCATCTGAAAAAATTGAAGCAATAAGCCCAGTTCCGTCAATTGCAGTATCGTGAATATGCTGTTGAAGTGTTGCTGTGTCATCAAATGTAGCAATCATGATCCATGCTGCTATATCGGAAGAATATATTGATAGGTGACGAGATACTGTATCAAACCACAACTGTCCATCTACTGGACTAACTGGTGCAGTTGGCTCAGTAGGAACAATTGGTGTTCCTACCAAGGCATCTACATAAAGTTTTGTTGTTGCGTGTGCATTTTGAGTAGGAGTGGCAACTGTGACAGTTCCGCCAAAAGTAGCGCCTTGGGCTACATCTAGCCCATGCTTTACCTTAAAGTCCCTATTGGTTGTTGTTGATGGTGCTACCACAGTTGCCTCCTATTCTCAATTATGCTTTGATGTAAGTCTTGATTACCTTAACAGCGGTATCTGCTGCTGCTGCAGTAACCTGAAGAAGAACATCGCCACCTGAATAAACAGCGTTTGTTGTTCCTAGTTCACCATTGCTTTGTACATCAGCGTATTCTGTTAGATAAACATTGCTTGATCCGTCTACTGCCACAAGAAGTTCAATAACTTCAATGTCAGAGCCCTTCTTCATTTGAACTACATACTTAGCAGCAGTATATGTTGATGCTGAGAATGTGTCAATTGTTGTTGCTGAAGTACCAGCAGTTGCAGTTGCAGAACCTGTAAGAGTATCAGCAAAACCAACAGATGTTGCAGTTGCTGCACCAAGTACTGGAGAAACAAGAGTTGGTGTATTAGCAAATACTAGTGAACCAGTTCCTGTCTCGTCTGTAATTGCTGAGATAAGGTTTGCAGAAGATGGTGTTGCAAGGAATGTTGCTACGCCAGTTCCGAATCCTGAAATGTCATTTGCAAGACGAACTGTAAGTGTGTTTGATGCACCGTCAATTGTCTTATTTGTAAGAGTTTCTGTTGCATCCTTGAGCAATCCACCATTTAAGTAGTATGACTTGCCAGAAGCAAGGTTCATGTGCTCTGAAGAGGTCCATGCATCAGTTGCATCTACCCAGGAGAAAGTCTTATCTGTAGTACCCTTAAGTGTAAGTCCACCACCGTCAGCACCTGCATCTGATGGAGATGCTACTCCACCAAGAACAAGGTTCTTATCATCAATTGTGATTTCTGTTGAGTTGATTGTGGTTGTTGTGCCGTTAACTGTTAGGTCACCTGAAAGAACAAGTGATGTACCAGTTGCAGCGCCAATATTTGGTGTTACGAGTGTTGGTGTGTTAGCAAAAACAAGTGCTCCAGTACCAGTCTCATCTGAAATTACTCCAGCGAGTTCTGCTGAAGATGTTGCTGCAAGAACAGAGATTTTGTCTGTTGTTACAACAAGAGTCTTTGATGATGGAATTGTTGTTCCATTTACAGATGTAGCAGTTGCTACACCAAGTGCTGGTGTTGTAAGTGTTGGGCTTGTAAGTGTCTTATTTGTAAGTGTCTGTGTATTTGTTGTTCCAACTACCGCACCTGTTGCACCGTGTGCTTCTGTAAGGTTGCCGTGAGTTGTTACATATCCTGAAGCAGTTGATTCTGCAGCAGATTGTGCTGAAGATGCTGCACCGTATGCATCATATGTATTTGTTGTTACAGAAATTGCACCTGTTGAATCTGTGTATGTAAGGCCAGTTCCGACATTGTTACCAATTGCGTCCTGTGCTCTTTCATCTGTGAAATAAAGGTTTGTTCCTTCTGAAAGTGATGTTGTTGATGAAGGAATATCTGAAGTTAATGCTACTGTACCAGTAGCGTTTGGAAGTGTGATTGTGCGGTCTGCTGTTGGGTCTGTTACTGCAAGAGTTGTTTCATATGCATCTGCTGTTGCGCCTTCAAAGATAATACTTTCTCCGAAAACACCAACTGCTGCTGGGTCTGACCACTGAACGCCATATGTTGCACCTGACGCTGCTGTAAGAACTTGACCATTTGTACCAATGCCAAGACGTGCTACTGCATCGTCTGCACTACCAACAATTAAATCACCCTTAGCGTCAACGACGCCTGCTGTTACTACATTCTTTCCGTTGACAGTCGCAGTTGATCCTTCAACTACCAGTCCTGCCTTTACTCTAAAATCTTTTGTTACTGTTGCCATTTTTATATCTCCTTAGTTAGGCCTTTAAACCAATACGCAAATAGCGCAAGGTTATCGGGGTTTGCCCACCTACAGGGACGACAGTTAGTGAAACTGTATCCCCTGCTCTAGACACGGAGATGGTGCCAATATTCCCATCATTGTCTACTGTTCCATACTCACTGACGCTTACATCTGTATTATCAGGGACTATGGTTAATTCTGTTGCCCAATACTTATTTGAGCCACCAGAAGTCTTTTTAATTGAGATCAAATATTTAACTGATCTCCATTCGCTGGCAAGGAAGTTATCAAAAATTGTTGAATTTTCAATGCCGTTGATAGTTACTTCATTATTACCATCAGAACCTAAGTCTGTTGATCTTGCAGAAGTGCTGTCAATCAAATCTTCATAATTTGTTTGAGTTGGACGGTCACCTGTTTGGAAGAGGGACTTGATACTAGTGATTGATAACTTAGCCATGTTTGTATTATATCATGTATTTTAGAGTATATAGTTAGAGATCCCAATAATCTGTAGTGGGATTCCTGGAATGTTGGCAATAGAGGTTGGGATCTGGATTGTTGTAAGTCTTATTCTAAATGGAAGAATTGAGTTTATCCTTACCCCACGATTTTGCTCTATAATTTCGGTATTTGGAAAAGAAACTCTTTCAATGTTTTTTGTAAAAATTGGGGTATTGTTATTTATAACAACTGATGCCATTAGTTTGTAACATCCTCAAGGAGAGTAATCTTCCCTTGAGCAACTGTCCAAACAAGTGTGTTTTGTGGAAGACGAATTTCAATATCAAAAATATCATTTGTTCTTAGCAATGAGGTTTGTGCAGCAGTTAGCTTAACCTTAAACTCACCATCACCATCTTCTAGGTCTTGTTCTGGTGTAATTGTAAAAATTAAAGTTGCTGCATCTGTAATTATTTGAGGACTAACTGGATTAGTTGGTCTTTTAAATTCTACTTCAATGTCCCAATCAGGAATAAGTAGAGGCTGTTTTGCATCATCTGTAAGGTAAACCATAAAAGAGGCTGTATCACCTTTTACAATTGTCCAATTAACAAATGGCGGTTTTTCGCCAATATCGTATGTGGATGCGCCTTGCCCTCTATATGTAGCCATAGTTCTTTTATTATATCATACAAGTAATAATATATTTTGTTATCAAAACGTTATAAAGATAAAGGACAAATCGGACATTATATTTGTACTGACAAGTAGATTGTGTTATACTAGATTATGAGACCAAATAAGGTCTCATTCGTTTCTTAGGAGGTAAAAACTATGAGAGAAACTAAAGTGTGGTTAGGGGTAATGTTATTGGTGGTTTCATCTGCTGTTTTTTCAAACAATGCAAATGCTACTACTAAAAACAATTTACTAATTCAGTCAGCTCAGGAACAAGATACCGCCCATAAAGCGGTTTTTTTGGTTTCTAAGGCACAAATATTAAAGAAGTATGAAAATGCACCAACTCTTTCAGACAAGGATTTGGCGCTAGTTTTAAAGGCAGTAGGGTTTAAAGGACAGGACTTGAAAGAGGCCTGGGCAGTTGCAAAGAAAGAATCTAATGGGCAACCAATCAGATTCAATGGCAACACAAAAACAGGAGATAGTTCCTATGGACTATTTCAGATTAACATGATTAGTGATCTAGGTCCAGAGCGTCGTGACAAGTTTAATCTTGACACAAACTTTGATCTATTGAATCCTGTCGTTAATGCACAAATTGCATACCATATGAGCGATGGTGGTAAGAACTGGTCTGCTTGGCACGGTATAACAGCCAAAACCAAGATGTGGATTAAAAAGTTCCCAGAAAACATTTAATTACAAATAAAAAATCCCCCTTGGCTATATGCCTTGGGGGTATTTTTTTTATGATACCGATATATACATTCCCTTTAATATAAATGTTGCTTCGCTATCTGTTCTTGCTTGAATTATTCCGCCTTCAGATTTTATTTTTGAAAGGTCTACATATAGAGTTTGATTAAAAGACATTTCATACGGGTACTTATACTTAAGCATTCCTATGTATCCAATTGGACACTCTACTTTTGGAATAAAAGTTCTTATCCATGCCTCTGTGTTATTTGTGTCTGTCTCTAAAATAAAATCATACCTTATGTCAACTTTTGTTCCAATTTTTAACTGTTTAAAATTAACTCTTTGTGTTAGTGAGTTCCATAATGAAACATGCTCTGATGGCAGAAAATCTAAATTATTAGTATTTGAGTCATCTGTCATTAAAATGTTTACCCATCCGTCATCGCCTCTATCTGGGCCAAGTAAAATTGGTTTTTTGTTTCCATTTTCATAATATGCCCAACCAGGATATTGTCCAGATGGACTTGCATACCCATCTCCACCCATTCCTGGTTCACCCCTTGGACCTTGTGGACCTTCCTTACCATCTTTTCCATCTTTACCTGTAAGGCCTCTTTCGCCTTTTTCACCTTGAGGTCCTTGTGGCCCCGCAGGTCCTGGATCGCCTTTTTCTCCTTGAATTCCTGGAACAGCAATATACTCTGTATTTGCAGAGTCTGCACTTTTTGTTAGTTTTATTGCTTCGCCATATCTTGGCTTTGGAGCATCCATATTTTTTGATATAGTCATAGACTACTTCTTTACTTTAAAAATTGTACCGTTTATCTTTATTAGTGGTGGTAATTTAACATTTACGTCATTGACCTTAATTATCATTTAAGATATACCACCCGTAGTTCTTGTAGGAACTGGAGAAACATTTCCAAGCACACATATTGTTCCAATAACTGGTGTCCAGGTCATTGATGATGGTCCATCTGGAACTACCGCTTGAAGATCAAATGAAAGCTCTGCAACAACTGACTTATATTTTGTTCCCCAATTTGCGGTTATATCGGCTGGGGCTGTTACAGTTACAACGCTTCCATCTACCGTCACTGTAAGCTCATCCAAAACATCTGCGAGGGGATCATAGGCTGTAGCAGAGTAAGTCCACCCCGTTGTATCAAATTCTGTAACTTCATCATTTTCAAGAAGAGAAACGGTAAATGAGGCAGAGTCTCCACGAACAACAGTCCATTGAATATTTGCTGGGGTAGCGCCAAATTTCTCTATTGTAGGTGAGCACATATCATTGATTATACCATAATAAAAAGGACTGACTCCTAGGGGCAGTGGGGTGGGTAGAGAGCAACCTAGGAGCCAATCATTATAGATTATAACATTCATTTATAAAATAGCTATTAAGCATTATGACCCAGTATATTAATAAGTAACAAAAAGTTATAAAAATATAAAACCAGAGTGTATTGAAATTGTTATCAAATTGTTATAATTACAAAAGTACTATATGTCCATTTTGTCTCAATAAGCCAGAGTATTGATAGTGTATACTTAAAAATATAAAGAAAAGAAATAACTAACTAGTAAGGTTTTTAAGATATCTTATATATTATATATAGTAGTTATTTAGCACGAGCAACATACTCAAGTAATACATCGTACATATGATCTAGTTTATCACTAGTTGCTTTACGCTTTTCTCTAGCATTTTCTTGCTCAAGTTTAATTTGCTTAATTTCATCACGCATTGAAGATCCGCCGTTAGTTTTGGTTTCCGATCTAATGTCTTCTACCGCTTCTACTATCGGCTGGACCTGGACTTTAATATACCAACGAATTGATCCAACTACAATCGCTCCAATTGAAAGCAAAGCAAGAATGAATTGTGCCCAGTCTGTAGTGGTCATTATGAGATTATTATACCATTATTTGATATTAGATAAATAAATATAAAGTTCGCCCGACTAGACTCCGCCGATTTTAAAATTCGCCGAAATAGAGATATCAAACCACCCTTGTACAACACATGCATTAATAATGCTATATGTACACGTATTGGTAGTTCTGGACAAATAAGGTTTGATAAGCTACAATTGAGTAATGGTAGAAGAGATCAAAGATACACTTAAACTTTTTCTTATTAGCAAACTTAGGCTTCATCACATGTTATACCGACTACCTGCGATTTCTGAATTTTTAGAAGAACTTATATCCGAAGCCTTGCAGGAAAACGGATACCCTAATGACTGGAAGCCTAATCGCTCACATGCTGTTTCAAAGGATCTAACTTTAGATACTGGCAAATCGTTTTCAATTAAATCGGGGATTTATGATCCAAAGAAGAAAACCCTAAAATTTTCGGGGAGTAGATTAGGTAAGCACAACAGAATAGAAGCAATGGTAGAAGCAATAGCAGATACTCACGCAGACTTCTACATATGCCTTGCAAAAGCCTCTGAGGACTGGTCTAACGTCCCAGGAAAGGATGAGGATAAGACATACTACCTATTTGTCTTTGAGGCTTCTAAACTTGACTATAATGGCGAATGGGGAGTAAAGGTTTCTAAGAAAGGTGGTTTTAAATACGTGATTGACAAACCAGGTTTTCATGCAAAGATTGCACCTTCCATGTCATATCAACTCTGGACTACTGTGGATTCATCTATTATTGGCGAACCAGAGAAGTTGATTGTATGAGTGATG